ATCAAATCAAAGGATACGCTAAGTCTGAAGGTGAGACACAGGTAGGCTGGCTGGCTATGGATAAAGCTAATGGTCACCTGACCTACCTGAAGTATGACCTAGAGGACAAGCAGGCTCCTGTCTATGAGGTTCTAAAGAAGGACATAGAGGAGCGTATCATCCATGTGAAGGAGATGGTAGAGCAGAAAGAGCCACCACCCCTGTGTCATGATACAGTGCCCGACGGCAAGTCCGGTAACAAGAAGCTGGCTATGGGATGCTCCTACTGTCACTTCAAACATGCTTGCTATCCTAACCTACGTACATTCCTGTACTCTACAGGGCCACGTTACTTAACGGAGGTGGTGAATGAGCCTAAAGTCCAAGAGATCACGTAAGCAGAGTGTCTACAGGTCTGGACTGGAGAAACGCTTTGCACAGACTGTACCTAAACGAAGGTACCTGTACGAGCCATATGATGTACCGTACGTGATGCACAGGAAGTACAAGCCAGACTTTGTGGACAAGAAGACGGGTGACTACATTGAGACTAAAGGTTTCTTTAGGACAGGAGACACCCAGAAGTATACATCAATACGTGATAGTATAGCCCCTACTAAACTAATCTTTGTGCTGTCTGACCCCAACAAGAAGGTCAGGAAAGGTTCTAAGATTACAATGGGCCAGTGGTGCCACAAGGAAGGCTTTGAGTTTTACACAGTTGATGAGTATGTAGATCATGTCACTAACAATGGATGAAGTAATAGAGCGTATCCTAGCTAGATACGACGCAGAAGACTTACTGGAAGCTCTGGACATTAGTTCTGAAGAACTGCTGGACAGGTTTGAAGATAAGTTTATTAACCGTTTAACCTTCTTTGAAGAAGCTGTAGATGAAGACGAGGTAGAGTTAGAACAAGATGAGTATTGATAATATAACAGTACAGGAATGGAACAAGATGGGATTTAAGACAGTAGATGACGAAGACAACGAACCTAACCGCCACCCAAGGTTCTCTGAAGAAGCCATGTCAAAGACCTACGACCCAGTTAACAGACCGGAGCATTACAATACTGGTGGCTTGGAATGTATTGATGCTATTCGTGGGATGCTTACACATGATGAGTACATTGGATACCTGCGTGGCAATGCCCTGAAGTACATGTGGCGCTTTAGATACAAGAAGAAGCCTATTGAAGACCTACGTAAAGCACGTTGGTACGAAGAACGATTGATGAATTACATTCTGGAGCACCCAAGTGACAAGTAAGGTAGGCGTACAGGATTACTTAGGTATCCAGATTGATTATGACAGAGAAGAAAACCTTAATGTGTTCTCACTAGAGACACTGAAGGATAGATATTTCTGGGAGGATGAGACACATGCCCAAGAAGCATTCGCCAGAGCAGCGGTCTATGGTGCAACGTATCAAGGACATACTGACTACAATCTTGCACAGCGACTTTACGACTACGCAAGCAAGAGCTGGTTCGGTTTTAGCACTCCTATACTTAGTAACGGGGGAACAACTCGTGGCCTCCCTATTAGCTGTTTTCTTAACTATGTTCCTGATTCAAGGCGTGGTCTATCTAATCACTATGATGAGAACATTTGGTTGGCAAGTGGCGGTGGAGGCTTGGGTGGATATTGGGGTGATGTTAGAAGCAATGGCGTTTCTACTTCTAACGGCAGTCAGTCTACTGGTTCTATCCCTTTCATGCACGTAGTTGACAGTCAAATGCTTGCCTTCAACCAAGGCGTAACAAGGAGAGGATCTTATGCAGCGTATATGGACATCAGTCACCCGGAAGTGGAAGAGTTTATCGCTATGCGAAAGACTACTGGGGGTGATCTTAATCGTAAGTGCCTTAACCTTCACAATGGAATTACAGTCACAGATGAATTCTTGGCCGCCGTCATGTCTGATGATAACTGGAGGCTGATAGACCCTAAGTCCAAGCAGGCAGTCAAGACTGTATCAGCAAGGGACTTGTGGTGGCAGCTAATCCACACTAGAGCAGAGACAGGTGAACCGTACATTGTTAACCTAGATCGCTGTAACGAGGCTCTACCGGAGGAACAGAAAGAGCTAGGGCTACAGGTACGCCAGAGTAATTTATGCTCTGAGATTACCTTACCGACCAGTGAGTCACGCACAGCAGTGTGCTGTTTGTCCAGTGTTAACCTAGAGTACTTTGATGAATGGAAGGACAATGAACTGTTCATCAGTGATCTAGTGACTATGCTGGACAATATCATTGAGCACTTTATTGATAACGCTACACATGGAGAACATGCTTGGCATAAAGAAGATACCTTCGAGGAGTTTAATGAGTATGTTCAAGAAGATAAAACAGGCTTTGCAAAGGCCGCTTATTCAGCATATAGAGAACGTGCGCTGGGACTTGGAGCGATGGGTTTTCATAGCTACCTTCAACGTAATGGAATACCTTTTGAAGGAATGTACGCCTCCAGCTTTAACAACAGAGCGTTCAAGCACATTAAGGAAAGAGCTACTGCCGCTAGTGAAGTACTGGGTAATGATCGTGGGGTGGCTCCAGATATGCTTGGTAGCAACCGTCGTAATTCCCATCTGCTTGCTATTGCCCCTAATGCTAGTTCTAGTATTATATGTGGTGGAACAAGCCCTAGTATTGAGCCTACAAGGGCTAACGTATTTACGCACAAGACTTTGACAGGCTCATACAAAGTCAAGAACAAATACTTGGAGGAACTACTTGAAACCAAAGGTGCCAACACAGAGAAAACATGGAAAGATATTGCTGCTGCTGAAGGCTCTGTTAAAGACTTACCGCAACTCACGGAAGAAGAGAAGGAGGTATTTAAGACAGCCCCTGAACTTAACCAAATTTGGGTCATCGAACATGCGTACCAAAGACAAAAGTACATCTGCCAAGCACAGTCAGTAAACCTGTTCTTTGAGCCACCACCGGCTACGGCACCACAGGAGCTACATGATGAGTATTTGGAGTATGTTAATAGCGTACATTGGACAGGAGCTAACAAACTCAAATCTATGTATTACCTGCGAACTACAGCGGCTAGAAATACAGAGAATGTTAACGTCAAGATACCAAGGATCAACCTTGAAGACGGAGAATGTTTAAGCTGTGAAGGATGACAAGGAGCAGTTCAATAAATATTGTCTGCAACAGTGGACACAGTACATGGAAAAAGCAGGGATAGAGCAAGAGTCACCCTTGAGCTTCAAGCAATACCTGAACAGATACAAGAAACTACTGGAGGAAGAATACAGTGAGGGATCAGAAGATTAAAGCCCTAGAGCTAAAGTACAGGGCTGGTATAGCGGAACATCTAGCAGAGATTCAGAACTATGTAGACAATTCTGTGGGCGTAGGTGAGCATGGAAACTTGGTTGAGTCTATGGATCAACTTATCGCTAAACTGTCTGAGTTTGAAGAGAAACTAATAACACTAGAGAAGTATTTTAACTATGAGTAATGTAATTAACCTTATGCCTACACAGGCAACCGCTGATGAAGTCCTAGAGGACTGCAAGGGTGACTTTAATCACGTACTTGTTATTGGCTGGACGGAAGACGATGCTCTGACAGCTAAGGCTACAGAGTCTATGGACTTGAAGGAGACCATCTACTTGGTGGAAGTATTCAAGCAAGCAGTAATTATGGCAGGACATGAAGTAGAATGAGCTTATTAGATACTAGAGATTACTACAAACCATTTGACCATCCTTGGATGTTCGACTACTACTCACAACAGAATCAGATGCACTGGTTCCCAGAGGACGTACCTCTGCACAATGATGTCAAAGATTGGCAGACAATGACTGATGAAGAGAAGAACCTACTGACTCAGATCTTCCGTCTGTTTACACAGTCTGATGTAGACGTAGGTGCCGGGTACGTTGACAGGTACATGCGTATCTTTAAGAAACCTGAAGCACGTATGATGATGTCTAGCTTTGCTAACATGGAGTCCATACACCAACATGCCTACAGCCTGCTACTGGACACCGTAGGGATGCCAGAGGTTGAGTATAAAGCGTTTGCAGAGTACGAAGCTATGGCAGACAAGCATGAGTACATCAACGCTGTGAAGGTCACCAAGGGCGACAAGAAGTCCATTGCTAAGGCACTGGCTATCTACTCAGGTTTTACTGAAGGCTTGCAGTTGTTCTCTAGCTTCATCATCCTGCTTAACTTCCCACGGTTTGGCAAGATGAAGGGCATGGGGCAGATCATTACGTACAGCATACGTGATGAGTCCATGCACGTAGAGGCAATGACAAAGCTATTCAGGGAGTTTATTCAGGAGAACATAGACTTGTGGACTGATGACTTCAAGGCTGAGATCTATCAGGCATGTCGTGAGATGGTTGACCTAGAGGATAGGTTCTTGGATTTGGTGTTTGAGCAAGGTGACATACCGGGCTTAACCAAGAAGGAGATGCAACAGTACATCAGGTACATTGCTGACCGTAG